GCGGAAGGTCGGCATGTCGGCCCAGGCCCAGTCCGCCAGGGTCCAGGCCGTGTGGCTGGAACGCGTCAGCCTTTGCGGCGGCAGCTCCGGATGGCAGATGAGCAGCGTGTCCGCGCTCTGCGTGAAGGCCAGCTGCGGGAGATGCACGGCGCCCCAGGGTGCCACGAGCTGCGCCACCTGCGCATCGCCGAGGAAGACGCGCAGGCTGCCGGGCAGGAAGACGAGGAGATAGGTCTGCTCGGTGTTGAACTCGAAGGCGAGCAGGCGCGCCGCGCCCGGAAGGCTCGCGACGTGCCGCAGGCCCGGCCGGCGCGTCACGCCGCCGGTGGGCTGGATGAAGACGTTGCGCAGGCGCCGGGCGCCATTGGCATAGGCGCGCAGGTCGCTGCGGCCGAGCAGCTCGGGCGCGAGTTCGCCCGCCGCGAAGCTGGCCTTGATCTGTCGGGAGGCGGCCATGGGCTCAGCCCCGCGCCTGGATCAGCGGGAAGCCGTCCAGCGCGCGCGCCGTCGCCTGCTGGCTGTCGGCGCGGCGGGCGGCGCGCAGCTCGGCCTCGGCCTGGTCGAAGAGCATATTGGCGCGGCTGCTGCTCTCGGTCAGCGGAATGCAGAACTCGGCCGAGAGGCGAGCGACGAGGGCCGCGGCGAAGAAGGGCGGAAAGCTGCTCTCGTCGGGCCGGAAGACGTAGGTGAGCGTCACCTGCGCGGCATTGGCATGCAGCCGGTCCTCCAGCAGGCGATAGGGCAGCCCCCGCCCCGCGCCCGGCGTTCCGGCGGAGAGTGCGCGCAGGAAGCCCGGCGGGAGCTGGAAGGCATGCTGGAAATCGGCCGTGGGCTGGGCCGCGAGGCGCGGCAGCTTGGCCTGGCCGGTCGCGAAGCTCCAGGGATGCAGCGAGAGCAGCGCATCGCGCGTGCCGGCATAGAGGCCGGAGGCGATCTCGGCCTCGGCCGTGCCTTCGTCCAGCGAGGCGATGGCCTGGGCGCCGATGCGCAGCAGGGCCCGCGTGCAGAGCTCGAGCGCGGTGAGCGCCATGGGAGAACCTCCGGGGAAGGGAAAGAAGAAGCGGCACGGAAGATCCGTGCCGCTTGACCTGCGAGGCGCGCCTATTCCTTGCAGCGCATCCGCACCACGCCCGCATCGTCCACGAGACAGCCTCCCTGGCTCATCATGCTGTTGACGAAATGCGCGGCGCGATCGCCGTGCCAGGTCACGTCGGTCGTGATCTCGGCGCCGACGCCGTGGCCGATCGCGGTCTTGTGGTAGAAGTAGCAGCTGCGGATCGTGCCGGTGAGCGTGAGGCCCGTATGCGGGATCCAGGTCGCGCCCAGCCAGCGCTTGGGCTGCGTTCCCTTCCAGGGCAGCTCGTCCGTGCCGATGTACTCGGCGTTCGAGAACTCCTGCAGGGTCAGCAGCTCGCTCCACTGCTTCCAGCCGACGACGGCGTAGCGCTGGCCGTCATCCGGCACCTCCATCGCGCCCAGCATCTCGAAGGCCAGCAGCACCTTGGCGCGCGTCAGCCCGTCATTGTCGGTCTGGCCGGACTGCGTTCCCACCGCCTCGCGCGTGGCGAGGTCGAGCGCCGAGATGATCATCTCGTCCGTCTTGCGGCCGAGCGCATAGGCCCCGGAGGCCGCGAGCACGGCCAGCTCGTCGGCATTGGTCTTGAGCTCGTCGAGCCTGTCGATCCAGTCACCCGCGTAGTGATCGGACAGGAAGCACTCCACCGCCGAGTATTCGAGGTTCATCACCGGCACCACGCCGTTGCGCGACTTGGACGTCGCGGTGCCTCGGCCCACGCGCTGGAAGACGGTGCTGGCGCCCTTGATATCGGACTTGCTGCGCACGGTGGGGCGCAGCTTGGAGCCCTGGCGCTGATAGGCGAGGTGGACCTCGGCCTGGTACTGCTTGACGAAAGCCTGGTCGATGGAACCGGACATCTGTCGTTCTCCAGAAGGATCATTGGGGGAAGGCGCGGCACGCGGTTGGCCGGGATCGGGCCGCTGTGCCGCGCCGGGACCCACGCGCCCGATTGCGGGTTTTGCGCGGGCGAAAGGGTGCGCGCCCGCCGCGCGCCAGGGCATGGCCGAGGCTGCGGCGGCGGGCGCCGGCCGCCGGTCCCGGGAGGGGAAGAACCGGCGGCCCCACGGGGCGGGCGCGCGAAGGATCGCGCGCCGCTCGCCCCGGATCGGAGGCCGATCGCCTCAGGCTGTCTCTGCCCGAAGCTTCGATCGGCCGCGCAACGCGTCAGCCGTTGACGAGCCTGCGGAAGCCCTCGGTCACGCGCTTCACGAATTCCGGCTCGCGCTGACGCCAGTAGCGCGGATCGCGCATCATCCGGCGCAACTCGCCCTCATCCGTCGCGGCGGGCGGCGCGGCCTCGCGGGCCAGGCCGGGCTCGTTGCCCTGCATCATGCGCTCCAGCGCGAGCACGCCCTCCGAGGTCGTCGCGAGCGCGTCGAAGACGGCCGGCGGCAGGTTGGCGCGGCCCCAGGCGGAGAGCTGCGCGGCCATGCGGCGGAAGCGCTCCTCGCCGCCGAAATGCGCGCGCAGCTTCTCCGCCTGGCGATCCGCCTCGAACTGCTGCGCGGCCTCCGCGATCAGCGGCAGCAGCCGCTCGGAGGCGAGGTCGTAGACCAGCTGCACCTGCTCGCAGGTGAAGCCCGCCTCGTGCAGCCGCGCATTGACCTCCGGGTCGGGACCGCAGAGCTCGTGCTTCGCCTCGACGTGATAGCCATCGGGCGTCTCGGGGATGTTGAGCATCTCCCGCCAGCGCCGCAGCTCCTCGGGTGCGGAGGCGTCGGTCGGCGGCGCCATGCGCTGCGACAGGCGGCGCTCCAGCTCCAGGTAGCTCTTCAGCAGCGCGTCCACGCGCATCTGGCCGCCCGCGGCATCCCAGAACTTCTCGGGCACCTCGGCCGGGCGGGTGGAAGCCGTGGCGCCTTCCGGCGCGATCGCGGTCTGAAGCAGATTCTCGGGCATCTGGGACATCACTCCGGGCTGGAAAGGGGGACGAGGACCTCGGCGGGGGCGCCAAGGGTGCGGGCGAGCCAGCGCGCGGCGGCCGGCGCATCCACCTGGGATGCGGCGGCCTCGCCCATTTTCGCGACGGCCTCGAGGAAGAGCAGCGTGTTCGCCGCATCGGCGCGGCCCTGCACGCGGGCGAGCGGGCTTTCGTAGCGCAGCGCCACCCGGCCCTGGTCGAGCAGCACGGGCGGAATCTCGCCGCGCCGCGCGAGGATCGCCAGGCTGCGCGCGACCAGCGGCGTCAGGAGCTCCGACTGCAGGCGCCCATAGGTCGCGCCGAGAAGCCGCGCCGTCTGCGCGCTGCGCTCCAGCACTTCCGTCGCGGTCATGCGCGCGTCCTGCGGCGTGCCGAGCCGGTCTGCGAGCAGCGCCGAGCGGATTCGCGCCCGCAGGTCGTTCAGAACGAGCTGCGAGACGTCGAAGTTGCCGGGCGCGGCGAGCGGCGTCAGGCCCGCGCTGCCCGGCGCCTTGGGGATGATCGCGCCGGGCACGAGCTGCACGGTGGCCGGGTTCAGCACGCCGTCATCCTCGGCCTGCCAGATGCCGGTGGCCGCGATGGAGGCGTTCTTCAGCACCAGCTCCACCACGCGGTTCGCGGTGCGGATATCAGGAAGTGCCTTGATGACCGGGCCGCGTCCATAGACCTCGCCCGGCGCCTTCAGCCAGCGGAAGGCGATGAAGGGGCCATCCGCGAAGCGGCCCTGCGCGACGAAGATCGGCGCCTGCAGCGCCGCCGCGTCGAGCACGGCGACGTAGCGATGGCCGCTGCCGTCGGGCCAGACGGCCTCGACGAGGCGGTGCTTCCGCGGCTCCGGCGCCTCCAGCTCCGCCTCGGCCTCGCGCAGCATGGCCTCCGGCAGTTCCGCGAAGGGGAAGCGGCGCAGCACCTCGGCGGTGGTCAGGCGCGCCTCCCGGAAGACGGTGTCGAGCCGGCCGGTGATCCCCTCCTCGAGGATCGCCGTGCGGACGGGCACGGCGGAGAAGCGCAGGGCGGAGGCCTCGCCGGGCGGGGCCTCCTCGACGAGCATGATGCCCGTGCCGGTGATGACGAGGTCCAGGAAGGCCTGGTGCATCTCGACGGCGAAATTGGAGCGGTCCAGCTGCGACTGGAGGATGTCGGCGGCACCGTCCAGCGCGAAGGCGGCGGCCTGCCCCTCCGCCGTGTCGGCGATGGAGCGGGCAGGCGCCAGGCCGAACCAGCGCGACCAGGGTGGCGTCAACTCGGCGAGCAGCGAGGCGGCGAGCTGCTCCGCCGCATCGGCGGCCGTGGCGTCGTAGAGGGTCGGCGCCTCGCCGGGCGAAGGCAGGACATGGGAATAGGCATCGGCCCAGCTGGATTCGTGGGGCCGACGCCGTGCGACGGCGCGGTCGTGGCGGACCAGGATCTGCTGCGGGCTCATCTGCGGGTTCATGCACGTCACTCCCCGAGCAGCGACTTGCGGGCGGCGCCGAAGGGCAAGGCGGCGAGAACGCCGCGGGCGGAGGTCGCGACGGTTCCGGCAATGCCGCCGCGGGCACGGGCGCGGCCCTCGATGCGGGCGGTCTCGGCCTCGGC